AGTCATGTCTGCAACGTGCTTCATTGCCGCTACAGCGACTTCATACGCTCTTGGGTGCCCTGACTCCTGAGCGACCTCTAAAGCGCCTCTGACCGCCTCCTGACCCTGATCTATGAGTGAGTACAATTCCCCACGGGTATACTCATAGTCTTTAGTGCGATCATCCTTGTCCACTTTAGGTGGAACAGGTTTGCTGGGCTTGCTTTCTACAACCTCAGCATCAACACTAATGTTGAGCATTTCTTCCATGTTCTCTTCTAAACTCATAAGATGTTAAACCCACTATTGAATCCGAAGTCATCATCGGCAGTAACAAGAACATCGTCGTTTGCATCGACTTGACCATCCTGGTTGATGTCTGTTTTTGCTTTTGGAGTGTAGGTAAGTTCTGCTGCTCTGCGATTGACTTCCTGATCTCCAACAGTTTCGATAACCTTTGCCTTTCTGATGATATCTGCTTTTCTGTAAGGACCGTAGAGATATGTCTTAGCAGAAAACTGTAGTGTGTATACAACCAGTCTTCTGTTTAGAAAACTTTCATCCCATTCATCTTCTAGGTTTACAGAGTTGAGAGTAACAGATACATCTCTCTTCTCGTCCATGTCTGGAATCATCTTCAATGTAATATTGAATGATGGTTGAAAGAAGGGTAAAATCTGTTCTAAGATTTGTAGACCAGTGTCTTGGTCTTTTGATAGAATGCCTAGTTCAAAGTTTAACGTATATGGAACAGGTAGATACTGTACTCGTATCTCGTTACCATTTTCCTCAATGACGTTCTTGTATTTTTGAACAGGACTTGTTTTCCTAGCAGAATCATATGAGATACCAGTCATCTCAAAATAAATTCTAGGCATTGTGATTGCTACCTTCTGTGTAGAAGGATTCTCAAACAATCTGTATAAAAACTTTTGCTTTGGTCCATACGCCAAAGCGACCTTTTCCGTTTCAATAACCTCGTTAGTTTCTGGATCCCTTGTCTTTACATCAATGTTATTGAAAAGAGTTCCAAAACCGATTACTGTTCTTCGGATGGTTTCGTTATAAAAGTGGGATCCTAACATCAGAAACTACCTGTAAAATTACCAAATTCACCGAAAGGATTACCTTCAGTCCAATCAATCAATTCATCTGCTCCATCTTCAATCGCTTTGTTCTGATCATAGTTGGAGTTAGAATTATCAATAGAACTGAACGATCCTAGTGTATATAGGGCACCAGAAATAGTGCCTCTTATGAGGTCACCATCACGGAAGTCTCCAGACTTGTTCATCAACTCTAGAGTCAGATCACTACCGTTCCAACCACCTACTTCACCAATACTATCTGTAGCTAGATCATATAACTTTGCTCTCTGACCACTGGTGTCTGTAGTTTCATATGCATTGATACAATATCTATTGTTAGCAGCATCATAATAGAAGTGACCTTTAGTTGTAGTTGCTGTAGTTCCGTTATAGGTATAACGATATCTCAACCTTTGATCTTCAAAATCCCAATAGAAATACTTGACTTGAGTTGTGGTAGCAAATACAGGATCAAAGGATGCACTGTGATCTACGTAGATCTTACCTGATCCATCAGAAGACCAAGATCTGTTACCACCCTGATCATTGAAGTTTCCTGCTACGACATGTTCTCTTGCTTGGAAATCTACTGGGTTCTGTGGTCCATCAATGGTAACTGTAGGTGGAGTAACATATCCACTACCAGCATCTGTGATAGTGATAGCATTAACTGCACCGTTGTAGATAGTCGCTGTACCAGTTGCTTGAGTACCACCTGTAGGTGGAGCTGATAATGTTACATTAGGAGCAGATCTATATCCAGAACCACCACCAGAAATAATAATATTATTTACTGTTCCATTGTCTAAAGTAGTTGTAGCAGATGCTGTAGATCTTAGATCACTAAGGTTCAACGTAGTCATTACAGAATGATCTAGTTCGATAGCATCAATCTCCTCAATACCAGTATCAAACTCATCACTACCCTGCTCATAGATCTCAGCAGTGATCTCATAAAAATAGTTTTTGCCTAACTGGTAGAATGGTTGCTCTCTTTCAACGAACTTAATTTCGTATGCATTACCAGTCAGAGGATAGTAAATAAGATCCCCTTCGTTAGGTCTTTGTGTAATAGTAAGATTCAAAGCAGGAACTAGAGACTGTTCCCATCTTCTCTTTGATAGGATGAACTTAATCTCGTCACTAATTCGTACACCAAACTTACTGATGAAATCTACAGGAGATCCAAATCCTTCAACATTGACCAGTAGCATTTCAATCATATAAGATTGATTGAACTCTGAGTATATGACTTCACCCAAAGTCTTATCCCTTAGCATAGTTCTAGGGATATAAAAAACATCGGTGCCGAACAATTTGATTTGCTCGTCAACCAAGTCTTGTACTAGATTCTGTTCAGTGGTATTACCACCGTGCTGAGGAAAATAAACTTTTTTCATCCGATCATATCAAGCGGTGGTAACTCGTATGTGCTGGAAGAAGCATCCATTAATGCTTGGATTTCATTCAGAGCATCTTCATACAATTGTCTTCCGTTCATGGATACTCCACCTGGGAGTTGAACACCATTGAACTTGATCAAGTTTTGTCCCCACTGTCTCTTGATTAGAGCAGTAGCATATTTTTTGACGAACTGATCATTATAAACTTCTGTAAATGTAGCGGGATCTAAAGCTCTATAACACTCGATGAGTAACCACTGATCTTCTGTTACTCTTTCTGGGTCAATATCAATATACAGACGATCTTGTCTACAGTTAAATCTGTAACCAACCAATGAACCTGTATTGATAATCATATCAATAGTTTCAAAGTGTTGCTTTACCATGTAGTAGTTGACCATATCAACACCACCAAAAGCAAGACCTGTTCCTGATGTGTAAGAAAACAAATCCATCAAATAGTATTGGTTGTTAAGACCAAACAAACTATTTCTTACAAAGTTTGAACTGATACCATATACTTTTGTGATACCAAATACATGCTCTGGAATCTCTAAGTAGTTCTTTCTATTCTCCCATGTTGCTGCATCTGGAGCAGAAGTAGTAGCGGTTTCATTTGCTGTTGTAAATCTTGTTACATCATCCGCAGTAAACTCGTGCTTGAGATACATTCTCTCAGCACCATTAAAGTGCCTCTCTCTAAAATACTGTAAAGCATCATCAATTGCGTCATCAATCTGATCATCATCTAGATTAATTTCAAGCACAGGAGCACCTAACTGTCTTAGACAGTAGTCTCTCAGTTCTTGTCTGCTGGATGGTTGAGCCACAAAAAAATACCCCTAGTCTCCTAGAGGTATTTAGCTTATTGAGCTTCTACTTCATGTAAGAACCAATGTCTCGCTGCAGCAATCGTATCAAAGATACGTTTCTGATCTTGGAATTCACAATACCAAGTAATTCCTCCATCTTTCCCTTCAGGAATTCTATCTACTAAAAGTTGGTTATCAGATAGTGTATGCATTGCTTCTAACTCTTGTTCAGTATCAGCAGTAAGCATTGCATCAATTACCATGTTGTACTTATGAGGATCCCATTTCTGCTCAATTTCTTGAATGACTTCATACATTGGAAGTTCATCAATAGACTTACCATATCCTTCTCTATCGATCTCGATAACCTTTCCTTCTTCCCATCCTGGTTCACCACGGCGAAGAGCTTCTAGTTCTTCACCTACGGCAAAGCGATGTTCAATATTCATGTCCATTTCAGAGATGTCCAAACCCCCCTGTCCAGATGGGTTTTCCGTAATATCACTCATTTTATGTTAGGATAAATAACGACAGTATAACATATTTATCTGTTGCGAGTTGATGAGTTATACTGTATAATGTCTGTATTACCGAATAGAAAAAATGAGTATCAAAGCACTTGTGTTAGAGGGTGGCGAGACTGTTATCGCTGATGTACAAGAAGTACATGATAAAGAGAAGCAAGAATTTCTTGGTTACCGAGTAAGCAATCCATACATTGCAGAAATGGAATGGTCTGAAGTTCCATCTGCTCCTGTAGAAGGAACATCACTTAGTGGTGATGCTCAGTCTGCTGAAGTGAAATTTAGTTACTGGGGACCTCTTGCTGCGACAAGGGAATTTGATTTTGTTAAAGAGTATGTTCGTGTTATCTATGAAGCACATCCAGATACTGTTCAACTATACATGTCTGTTTTAGCACACCACCAAGAACATTTTGTTAACGAAGCAAATGTAGAAACCTCTAAGACAGTTGTTACTATGCTTCCTGAAGAGGGTGCAGAAGGTGCATCTGCAAATAATGATCCATCCCAATCTTTTGATTCCTGATGACTGAAATTATTATTGATACTGGTCTTAAAGACAAGATTTTCCAAGTAAATTGGGAAGATGTATGTGGTAGTATTACTTCTACCCAAGACATTCAAGACTACGGTGATTATGCAATCATCGATGATTTTATTGAAAAGATTGATGATCTATCATCAGCTATATCTAGATATCCATCTGATTCAAGATCTCTGGAAGTAGAAGCAGCACATAAAGAATTTGGTGAACTAGAAAGGGGATATAAATTTCCTGGTATTGAACAACTATTACCATCAACATATTTAAATCCTATCATCTTCGCATGTTACAAAGCTTTTGTTGAATGTGAATTCATTCCTCATGATTTGGATTCTAATGTTACTGAAGAAGGTAAAATTAGATTTATGCAGAAACTTCCTAGTATTTCTATTGCAAAGGGAACCCTTCTGCATGAAGGTATGATTATCAATAAAAATGCTGAGGTTCCTGGACTTGGAAACTTTGACTATCAAGCAACTCTATTTCTCACAGAACCTCCAGTAGGAAGTGGAATTGGATTGTATGATGTATGTATTGGTGATGAACGTTGTTCTGGTATCGAAGATTTGATGGATATCGAAGATAACGATGTGAGAAAAGAATTTTCTAAGTGGTTGAATGAGAATGCTACTTGCAAATCAGAGACAGTTGAATACCAAAACTATAAGGAAAATGATACTTTCCAACAGACTAGATTTATTGAAGCAAGAAAAAATCGTTTAGTCCTTCATAAGGGAACAAACTTCTTCCGTTACGAATATGAAGGTACGGGTGATATGTATATGCTATCCATCTATATGAATCAACCACCTAAGAGCAAAGAACTTGATGGTAACGAAATTGAGCAAGATGACAACTATTGATGTACCAGAGATTAATCTAGAGGATTTTTTCACATATTCAACTAGAGATATCATGGATATCTGTAAATTCAATCCTATAGAAGAGATTGAAGTTGATATTGGTAGTGTTGAAGGACTCAGATATTTTAAAGCAAGAAATCTTCTCAAAGATCCTCTAGCTCTAAGACAATTTCTACGTCAATTTCCTGCTGAAAATAGACAAAAAAGTTCAGAGGAAGGAATGTCTTTTAGTGGTAGCTCATCTCCTGGATTGCAGCAACCTATCGAAAGATCATTCTTGAAATATATGGGGTATCAAATCTACACTATTTGTAGACAGTTTGATTTTTTGAAATACAAAGCAAAAGATATTAACTGGAGATATTACACGAACTATTACTATAATGGTATGACGGCGTTTAATAAAAACTATCTACCCCATGTAGATCCATTCTCATACGCCGCTAATATTTTTCTTACTGATTCAGGTGAACACGGAACTTCATTTTTTAAATATGTAGATCCAGAAACAAACAAATCATATTATAGTATGGGTGATATTATGTCTTCTGGTGATGAAATTTCAAGAAGATATGTTGAAGTCATTAAAGAAAAATATGGATATGAACTGGCTAATCCAGAACATATTTTAAATAAAAAAGGGTACGGGTTATATCAATGTAAAAATGGAGTGTCTCCATGGGTCAAGTATAAAGGGGATGACTGCTATCAAAGATACCATCACCTACCTTCTGACTATAACTCCATTTCTATGTACAGAGGTAATAGATGGCATAGCGCAACTTTTGATGCAGAGAATAGTAAAACTGGTAGATACTCTCTAGTAGCTTGTATCCTATGAAGACAAAGAAACTTAAATGGGATGAGTCTGAAATACAGACATTTGAGGATGTTTTTCCTAGGGAAGATTTTATTGAACTAACAGATTACATGAGACTTCCGAATTGGTCTTATGGTAATATTTCAAATCCTAGTTCTCCATCTACACCATTTTTTTACAATGACTTACAAGAAGTTCCATTCTTTACAGAGCATTTATTTAAGCAAATTTGTGAACTAACTGGTCAAGATTGGGATCTACACAGATGTTATGCTAACGGACATGTATCTGGAACCAACGGTGCTCCTCACCAAGATGATGAAACTCCTGGTTCATATACTTTTCTTGTCTATTCTAACTTTGTAAATAGTGAAGTTAAAAAATGGAAACCTGCGTGGGGAGGTAAGACTATTTTTTACTTAGACTTTAACGATAACTATAAATGGGTATTACCTAAACCAAATACTGCTACATTTTTTCCTGCTGATATATTTCATCATGCAGAACCTACAACCAGACATTTTATTGGATTACGATTATCTGTAGCATGGAAATTACGGGCAAAAGAAAAGGGGTCGTGAGACCCCCTTTTTTATTCAGATGATACCGCCTGTTGGCGTTGGTTGTTCATCAAGATAGATCCCAACCAAAGGACTATCTTTTCTATATTTTGCTGGGCAATTTGCATTCCAAAGTTCTGCAATTTCTTGGATAACTTCGTCCTTAATTACTCCCTTGTTACCAGAACCAGGAGCAACACCTGCAGTAGATCCATCAACTTTTGCTTCGTCTCTTAATAGAGATTCGTAGCATACATCAGCAGAAGCCATCAATCTTAAGTTTGCTGCTGCATCTTCTTTAGAAACTCCTTCTGCATCGAAGTCCCATTCAGCACCACATGCTGCAGTAACTGCTTTCAATCTTTCTACCAGTTCTTCTCTGGTATGTTTGATATCAAGGAGTTGATAACTCCCATCATGACCTTTAATGTTTTTCATTTGATTTGTACTCTCCGTGTGTTAAAAAAATTTGTGGGGGAGGGTCACTCCCCCGTCGTGTGTATGATTTACGCCTGAGACTCAGACCACGTAATACGTGCCGAGATCTGATATGGGTTGGAGCTAGAAACGCCACCCGAGTCAACGATGTTAGCAACAACAGTTAGTAGGTCAGGTCCGTTAGGATAGATGCCGTCACCACCAAGGATCGAGTTACCCAGAGAACTAATTCTAGATAGGTCGAAGGTAGTAGAAGACGTTTGACCGTTACCTGCACCTGCTGCACGGAAGGAGAGGATCTGAGATCCACCCGATACCGTATCATCAGCAGCGTGTCTAACAAGTTGACATAGTGAAGGATCATCCACGTTCTCAAATGTATCAGTGGAGAGTGATGGGTTCAGAATCAGAGAAATCTCTGTTTCGTGAGTGGTTAGAATACCAACAGAGTCGAGTGCTAGTTGCATTCTGTTGATGATTTCACGTTCACCCAGAGCACCAGTGATAGAGGAATCAACCGAAGGTGCAAGTCTAATCGAAACCAGAGGAATATTCAGAGGAATCAATACAACTTGGTTGGTTGCCGCAGAACCGATGTTCATCGTTGTTCCGCTGGAAACTGCAGGGTTGCCTAGAGCACTGTTGATAGCAGAGTAGTAGTTACGTGGGAAGTAACGAGTAGTTCCCTGTAGATACTGGATGTAAACATAGTGATAGCTGCTATCTGTATATGTTCTGGTGTTAATTGGTTTACCAGACTGGAAGTAACCATTAGCGGCACTACCTTCAAAGATCAGCGTGTTGACCGTTAACTGAGACGCATCAGAGGTGTTGAAAGGAATACGGATGAAGTATTCTCTAGACCAGTAAGATCTATATGCCTCAGTGATTGTGCTGTTCGCTTGAGTCTGTGCAGAAGTACCAGAACTGTTGGTGAACTTCAGTGAGTTACCAGACGCGGTGAATAGGTACGCTTCGTCATCCTGGAACATACCATCCATGATGACCGAAGTACCCCAGTGGAACAGAGTTCCGACATAAGTAGGTAGATCACCATTCTCAATCTCATAACGTGCAGGTAGGTTACCAGAACGGAAGTAAGATTCAGTCAGTTTGTTGTTGTGCTTAAACTCGTGGAAATACTTAACATGTCCATGAGCATCCTTAAATCCGAAGCGGATCTTACCAGCACCATACCAGGAGTAATCCATGTAGCACATCTGGATCTTGGATAGGTCTAGAACATATCCAGACTTACCTAGACCATCTGCCTTATCAAGGTTCCACTGAGTCTGAGGTACTTTAGTATCTACAGTCTTAGTGATGATAACGTCAGCGTTGGATACACCTCTGTATGAAGGTTGAACTGTAAGTTGTGTGTTACTTGTAACCTTAACAACTTTGTAAGACATACCACGGATAACAATCTTATCACCTGGATTCAACTGAGATGTGAAGTTGGTATTTGTACCAGTTACAATATGAGAGTCCTTAGTAACAGAGACTCTACCAGGAACCTGCTGTACAGAAGATCTTCTTACACAATTCAATGTATCACCATCGAACTCGAAGTAGAATCCGTTCTGATCATCGAACATACCGCAACGGATGTCGCAATCAGTCCAAGAAAGAACTGCAAGTGTTGGGAATCCACCACCGCTAGTAGCAGATGGTTCTTCTTTCAACAGATAGGTGAAGTTGAAGTCATCAATTACCGAGTCGATTGGACCCTCAACGTTGAACTGTTGGATATCAGTATTGATAACCTTAACCTTGAGGTTTGAGGTCAACTGGTGAGGCTTGCTAGTTTGTGCAGCAGCAGTAAACTTCTGTTGGAAGTCGAGTGTACCACCAGTAAAGTCGGTTATAACTTCGGTTGTTAGTTTAACTGTTGTAGCATCAACAACTTCCGAAATTCTAGTTTCAGAAATCAAGCAGTTGTTTGCTGTACCAGAACCAGTTACAATCTGACCAGGAACGAATCCAACCGTGCTTGTAACGGTAACCAAATCAGAACCTGCAGTACCAGAAGCATTGGTCTCAAGTCTTTGAGCACCAGTTGCAACGTAGTTAATATCCAGAATTGGAATCTGAGGAATAAAGTTAATTGCGAGAGAGGTCTGAATACCTTTACCTGACTGATAACGGAAATACTTACGAGTCTGTCTAGAGATTCTAGAGTTAGGAGACTTAGAAGTACCGATTTCCATACCACCGTCAAATGGTCTGTGTAGGAAGAATCCATCAGGTCTTACATAGATGTAAGAAGGAATTAGATAGTTCGTACCAGACTGGGAGAAGGAGAATGCAGTATCGACGAGAAGTAGATCGTCGTCAGTAATAGCAGTAACTCTTCTGGATTCAAGAACACCTGGAGTACCACCAGTTGTGTTAACAACCTTGATGATATCACCGATCTTAAAGAATCTCTGGAACGCTGCGTTTGTACCAACAACTCTTCTAGAACCAGTAACAACTTCAATTGTACCAGTACCAGTAACCTCACCAGATAGGTTTCCAGAAATAAATTCTTGGATACCCGAACCTGTACCAGAAATGGTAATGATGTTTGTATTATCTAGAGCATCTTGTAGTGAAGGTGCAAGTCTGAAGTTGTTGTTATCAACTAGAACTGCATAGTAATCAGTGTTATGAGTCAGACCACCAACAGCGGATCCACTGTTGTCGTTATAGATGATTCTAGTTCCAGTGGAATAGAAGTGGTTGTTGATGTTAACACAGTTGTTAGAAACATCAATGTTTGAACTTGCATCAAACTGCTTAATAGTAGGTGCAATCTTGAATGGAATTGTAACTTCAAGTTCCTTCTCGGAGATTGCTCTAGTCGTGGTGTATGAACCATCAACAGTACCAAAGTCTGCAGTCGTGTTCTCAAAAGACTGAACACCACTACCTTGACCAGTAAACTGAATTTCATTACCACTAGCAGCGTTGCCAGCAGTGGTTGCTAACTGGAATCTGTTACCGTCAATAGTGATAACGTAGTAAGAGCTTCCGCTACTGAAAGGCGATGCAAGTGTACCTGGGCTGGTAAATTTCAGTAGTTCACCAGTAGAGAACAGGTTGTCCTTAATGTAGAAGGAGTATCTCGCAGGGTTAGCAATAACACCAGTAAAGGTGATATTACCAGTTGCATATCTCAGTCTTACAGGAGAAGCACCAGTGCTTGTCTTAATTCTAAAGCGGTTGTTATCAATTCTATCAATGTAGAATGTACCAGAGGTATAAGTGCTCTGGTTCATGTTTTGATCATAGAAATACTGAATCTGACCACCATCAGCAACACTCAGCGTTACGTTCTGGTTGTTAGGGAATCCATGATTCTCTTTATAGAACGAGTCATTAGTAGAGGTATTCCTCTTAACGAATGCGATGTACTGGTTAGTGTAACCATCGGAGCTGTAGCTAGCGAAGTAACGGTTCATAGTTGCAGACCAACCTTCCTGGTAATACCAGAAGAACCAGTTGTTACCTCTAACTCTGACGTATTGTGGATTTACATAGTCAGTATAGAAGTTGTCTCTATAGTAATAAGTTTGAGGTAGATTACTATTATAACCTTGTACAGTATATGCTCTACTCCATTGATTACCCTCACCTTGGTCATTGATATAGCGGTTGTTATTATCTGTTAGGAAGTCATAATTACCGTTAAATCTGGAAGAGGTGCTGAAAGGAAGACTCTCATGGTTATATCCATAAGTTCTAGGTTGTGTACCTCTGTTCTGGTAGTAGTAGTTAATATAGAAATAATCAGTGCTGTTATCACCCAATTCAGGACGACGTGTAGCAAAGTAAACTGTTCTATCCCATGAAGTACCACCTAGACCATAGGTGCTGTTGACTGCAGCGAAGTCATGACCAGATCTAGTTCCACCCTGATCCCAGTAGTAGGTATAGAAGTATGCATACCAGTCATACCAACCTTTGTATTCTCTACGGATATTGTATACAAGACCGAAGTTATGATCACCAAATGTCCAAGTACCATCATGAGGATAAGATGCTGCAGGATATGCATCACTGAGGTTGATAGCACCTTGGTTTAGACGCTGAGACTGGTGTAGTTTAATGGTATCAGCATCAACTCTCTCAACATAATAAACCTGCATTCTTCTCAAACCACCCAAAGGTCTGTTACCTGGGTTTGGATAGTAGAGTAGGCAGTAGTGGTTTTGGAGATTGTGACTGGGGATTCTGATTGTATTATCAACATAATTAACATCAGACTCACCAAATCTCTTGGTGTATGTACACTCGTAGTTGAATACGAATGTCTTTTCTCTGTTTACTGTTACCGCAGTGTTTGATGTTGGATCTTCGTCAACATATGGTCTTCCATCAGGTGCAGTTGCTGTAGGATCTTGAATCTCAAGAATCTTAGGCGAAACAGTGTTAACGAAGTAGAAGTTAGTGTTGTCTGCGAAACCGTGCTCAGAGACAGTAGTTAGATAAACTTTAGAAGTTGTCTTTGTGCTGATAGTGAATGTATCACCCATACCTGGGTGAGCATCACAATAGTAGCTCAGAGGAGATGGAGTAGCTCCATCAATGTAAATTCTGATGTATGCTCCTACACTACCTGGGCTACCATGTGCATATACAAACGTAGTGAATTCAGAACCACCACCATGAGTACCATCAGATGTAGTAGAGAATCTTAATGGGTGAGTACCAACAGAAGTATCAGAAAGATCGAATGTGTAGATCGACTTTCTGGAAAGATCTAGTTGTGCTTGTTGTACTCCATCAAGGAAATACTTATTACCAGCACTTGCTACACCAGTTGAACCATCAAGAGTGTAAACAATTGAAGAACCAATTAGATCAATCTGTTCACCATTATTGAAAGAACCTGTTACATCATAGATATCAATAGTTGAACCACTGACTCTACCAATAACACCAGCACCACCACCAGCACCGTTAACAGTTGCACCAACAAAATACTCATTTGCGTCAACTGTTGTAGTTGCTGTTAGAGTAGTAACTGCTTTTACAGTAACAGGAATATTGTATAGATCAGATACAATACCAATCGACTGGTCTAGGGAGATTTGAGAACCCTGGAAGAACTTACCTGGAATAATCGAGGTGTAAGTACCTTGCAGTTCTCTGGTAGTTGGTTGGTTTGATCTTGCCTTATATGTAAAGGTAGTTGTAGTTGGAACTGCCTGAATAATATAAGTACCTTCTGCAGTAATTTCTGCAAGACCCGTAACTGTAATAGGAACACCACTAGTTAGGTTGTGGTCAAAACTTGTAGTAACTGTAATAAGTTCTGAACCAGCAACTGCTTCTACCTTAGAGATAAAGGGGATTGTAGTATCAGAAGTAGATGCGTAGAAAGAAGGAATGTTGTTGATCGTCTGAATGGTCTCCCACTTAGATGCCTGAGGTCCGTACTCAAAGTCGGTATCAATCAGGTTTTCTGGATTGGAGACTCTGAACTTAGATACAGCGTCAACAAAAGTTTCCGATGGTTCAAATTTTACCGAATCTTCTTCTATAAAAATTTGAAGTGCATCTGTATCACTCATCGACGTGGTGTCGTGAAGTAGAGTGATTGTAGTTTCATCTGCAACACCATCATAACTGAATGTACCAGTCTTGGTACTGTCAGCAAAGTTGTAGATAATAATGTTATCTGTTGTGTTTGTAATCATCAACAGACGGCGCTGGTGGTGATTACCTTTTAGTTTGACCGTTTTTGCCGAAGCATCAAACGTAAAGTCAAAGAGCAATTTTTTTGCCATTTTCTGTTATTCCCCTTGTGTTTGTTTATAGTTACGAAGTGTAGTTCTCAAGTCAGTGCTCACATTGATAATAAATCTCTTGTAAAAAGTTTTGGGTTCACCAACCCATTGCCGCCATCATTCCCATAGAAATGGTGATTTGCTCAACAACGTAGTCTTGCCTTGCGTGAGGAATACCACCAGCTGTGGCTCCATCATGTAGAACCAGACTCATGGTATCTGTGTCCACAGTTAGTTCCGCAAGGGCACCAGTAAATGTAGAGTGTTGTACCGTAGTACCTCTTCTCAACTGTACCTGTTTGGTCATGGGTATCCCCTAGAATTTATGCTAGTTTTATTTATAAAAACTGGGGATCTTTAAATGATAGTGACGAACGTGAATCCAACCTCAAACTCGCGGTACTCGGTAGTAGCATCACCGCTGAGAGTAATAGTACCGCTTCCAACATGACGACTGTTGACGAGTCTTTCTTTGCCTTCTCCACTGAATGTGAAGAGAACTGTACTTTCTGGTTTGTTGGTGGTCTTGGATTCTGCCGCTCCACTTGCAGTAAAGAGTGAACCAGATCCATTGAAGTGAGGAATAAATCTGACTTCTGTCGCACCACCAGATATGGTATACTGTGCAGTATCCCCAACATATCTTTCGGTGTGCTTCTCTTCTGATGTTCCAGATAGAGTTGCAGAACCTGTTGCTTGGTATCCAGAACGGATGAAGGATTCGTTTGCTCCTCCAGAGAATCTTGCGATGAGTGTATCTGCATCTGCAAACGCAACTGCTTCTGCTGCTCCACCAACTGCGAATAGAGAACCAGTACCAACATGAGGTTGTACTGTTCTTTCTTCTGCAGATCCAGTGATAACAATGGATCCAGAACCAACGAAATCTCTTGCTCTCGGAGTTTGAGCTGTACCAGAAACAGTAAACAGAACTGTATCTTCTGGTGGATTCGTAGTTGTGGATTCTGCTGCACCAGATGCAGTGAATAGAGAACCAGAACCGAGGAAGCTTCCAGTAAACTTGGAAACAGATTCGCCAGAGAGTTGAACCTGTAAAGTCTCGTCGTCTGCAAACGTAACTTTTTCGTCGATTGCTTGACCAGAGAACGTGGAAATATTTCCACTTCCAATGTGAGGACGACTGACTGCACTTGGGCTTGTTCCAGAGAATGTGAAGAGACCAAATCCATCTGGACTGAAGGTAATCTTCTCTTCTGCAAAGATAACTGCAGCGCCACCTTCGAGGAAGTCCATGACTCCCGATCCAGTGTAATGATCCAGTTGTTCTTCGACTGCATTTCCACTGAATGTGTATTGTGCAGTATCTTCTGGTGGTTGTGCAACAAACGCTTCTGCACCAAATCCACCAATTCCGTAGAGACCGATTGCTGTCTCGACGAACGTAGCACTTTCTGCTGCACCACTGAATGCGAATAGAGATCCAGAACCATCGAAGTAACGAATGACTTTGATGTCTGTTGCTTCGCCAGATAGAGTTACAGAACCAGAACCAACATAAGATTCTGTATGTCTTTCTACCGACTGACCAGCAGCGGTAAAGAGAACTGTACTTTCTGGTAGGTTGGTTGTAACAGCCTCTGCGAGACCACCTGCTGTGAATAGAGATCCAGATCCAACAAAGTCTCTTGCTCTAGTAGTATCACCATCACCAGTGAGGTCAATCGAACCACTACCAACCCAGTTAGGAATGAATCTAACGTTAGTTGCTTCACCACTCCAAGTATACTGAGCGAAGTCACCGACATAACGTTCGGTGTGTTTCTCGGATACTCTTGTACCAGATAGTGTTGCTTTTCCGAATCCTCTGTTGTTTGCTGGAGAGAAGGATTCTGCTTTGCTTCCACCAAAGACAAGTAGATATGTGTCTTCTGGTGGGTTGAATGCAACTCTTTCTGCAGCACCGCCAACTGTGAAGAGGTTGCCCCCAACAACAGGCATGTACTTGATTTTGAAGACAACAGCACCACTGAGTGTGATAGTTCCGCCTTCCTCGTCTGCTTGTGCAACTCTTTCGACACATGTACCAGAGAATCCACCATAAGAACCAGATCCAACGAAGTCTTTGGTAACTGCTGCTGTACCAATACTTCCAGCAACTGTAAAGAGTGCAGTATCTTCTGGTGGATTTGTAGTTGTGGATTCTGCTGCACCATTGGAAGTGAATAGATTACCAACACCAGTGAAGTGGTATTCAACACTAACAGTACCTGTACCACTAACGACATATGGTTGTGTGATTCCGAAGTATGCTTCGGTATGTTTCTCGGAAACTCTCGTTCCAGAGAATCCACCATAAGAACCAGATCCGATGTAAGGTGCTGGTGTGAAGGATTCGTCCTTGCTTCCTTGGAACTCGTAAAGTCCTGTAAATTCTTCTGCAACTGCAACTGCTTCTGCAGCACCGCTGAGTAGATTGATAGTACCAGAACCAGGATATCTGACTCTGTAGATAAACTCGACTGCACCACTGAAGGTGTATAGTGTTGTATCTTCTTCTGCAACCGCAACTCTTTCGATAAGAGCTTGACCAGAGAAGGTAGATAAAGTTCCACCGACAAATACTTCTCTGACTGTAGCAGCTTCTGCTCCAGTTCCAGATGCAGCAAACAGAACTGTACTTTCTGGTTTGTTGGTGGTCTTGGATTCTGCTGCTCCGCCAGCAGTGAATAGAGATCCAGAACCAACAAAGCTGACGACATAGTTGAATACAACCTGACCACTGATCGTATAAAGACCAGTTGCTGCTTCGTTGACGGTGAAGCTTTCGACAAGTCCACCAACAGAGAAGAGAGAACCAGATCCAACTTCTGTTGCTGGAGTAAAGGATTCTGCTTTGCTTCCACCAACAACAAAGATGACGGTGCTTTCTGGTTTGTTGGTGGTCTTGGATTCTGCAGCTCCACCTGTTGTGAATAGGGAACCAGATCCAACTTCGGCGTTGCTTTCTCTTTCGACAGCAGATCCAGATAGAGTATACTGAGCAGTATCTCCAATATAATCTTGAGTTGCTTTCTCGACTGCAGTACCAGACAGAGTAATAGCAGTTGCAGTACCGACATAACGTTCGGTATGCTTCTCGATACCAGCACCAGATACTGTAAATAGACCTGTTGCTGCTTCGTTGACTGTGACTGTATCTGCAACACCACCAGCAGTAAACAAGGATCCAGATCCAACCCACCTGTCTGTTTGTCTCTCGACTGCAGTACCAGATCCAGTAAATAGAACTGTATCTTCTGGTGGGTTTGTTGTGGTAGATTCGACAAGTCCACCAAAGACAGGTAGAGTTCCAGATCCAACAAACTTAAATGCGAACCTGTAAGTATTACCAATAAATGCAGGTGCTGTGAATAGGGTATAAGTACCAAATCCATCAACGATTGCAAATCTAGCAAAGCGGTCAACTGCAGTACCAGAGAATCCACCGTAAGATCCAGATCCAATATACCTTCTTTCAAACGGAGTCTCAGCAACACCACTAATGGTGTAAGTACCATGTGCAGGATCAGTTAGATGTGCTAGAGTTCCATCTTCACCGTAATCAACTTCACCAGTTGTTAGTGGGTTGGATACCTGACCTTGATCTTCGTTGGATGTAGCAGAAGCATCGACAGAACCATAATCTTCAGATGTAAGTACAGCAGGAAGATCTCTGTCGTATACCCAAGTTCTAGATTCTGCAACGCCACTGAGTGCGTTGAGTGTTCCAGTTCCGACGTATGCGCGGGATCTGATTGTGTCCGCAACACCACTGACTGTGAATAGTCCAGTGGTATCGTCTGTTTGAGCAACAACTTCTGCTGCTCCACCAGCAGTAAAGAGTGAACCAGTACCAACGTAAGAAGATCTCGCAACAACAGCGGTTGCACCACTGACTGTGTATGTTCCTTGAGCAGGAGTGATGACGGTGTTGAGAATACTGCCGTTGTCTTCTTCGCCTGCAGTAGTTGGTAGAACGAGACTACCGTTATCATCAGTAGTTGTTGTTGCAGCAGAGATGAGACCGTTATCAACCTGAGTGAAGGGTTGTATAAGTTCATCACTATAATCATACGTTCTAGATTCAGCAGCACCATTAATAATTGGTAGATTACCAGAACCAGTCCACTTCCAGCAGAATCTGTAAGTGTTACCGATGAACGCTGGGGAAGTGGATATAGCAAATAGTCCTGTTCCACTTTCAGCAACAGCAACTGCTTCTGCTGCTCCGCCAACTGCAAACAATCCACCAGAACCAATCTGAGCAAATATAGGTTCGTATTTAACATCACCAGACTGTTCTTGTGTCTTCTCGTCACCAACTTGAGGAACAAGTCCTGTTTCAGGAGTAACATAATCTGGGTTGATGAATAGAAGTTCGTCAATGTCTTCCTGAGTAAGTGGATCTCTAGTGAGACCAAGTTGAATCGTTCCTGTTGTTGCTGTAAGAGTTCTATTGGGGAACGCAATGAGACCGTTGGATTCTTCGCCAGCACTTATAGGACTGGAGATAGATCCATCATCTTCAGTTGTCGTAGCAGTGTCGGTGATAAGACCGTTATCAATTCCTGTGTATACAAGAACTGTGTCGTCGTTATAATCGAAAGTGACTTTCTCGACACATCCACCGACACTGAATAGAGATCCAGATCCAATAAAGTCTCTAGATCTTCTGAATGTAGTTGTACCAACAACAGTGAATAGATAAGTTGATTCGTAATCAACAACAGCAACTTCGACTGCACCCGATGCGGTGAATAGAGATCCAGATCCAACAAAGTCTCTTGTCCTTGGAGTCTGAGCGACACCAGTAAGATCGATTGTTCCGTATGGATATGTGGTAGCAGTATTGATAACTGTACCGTTGTTCTCTTCACCAGCAGTAAGAGGATCGGTGATGAGACCGTTGTCTTCCAGAACCGTTGCAGTAGCAGAGATAAGACCATTGTCTTCGCTGCTGAATACATCGATAGAATCTTCGTTGTAATCCCAAGTAACTGCCTCGGCACAACCATTGAGTGTAAAGAGAGATCCAGATCCAACAAAGTCTCTCGCTCTCGTAGAAACTGCTGTACCAACAACATCGTATAGTGTTGTTGCTTCTTCTGCAAAGGTAACTTTCTCGACCAGAGCCTGACCAGAGAATGTGCTGAGCGTGCCTCCACCAATCTCGCGTGCAACTTTCTTGTCTACAGAATCGCCACTTACAACATAAGATCCTGTTAGTGGGTATACTGTAGAAGTATTGACGACTGTTCCATAGTTGATCTCACCATCGGTTGTCGTCTCATTGACGAAACCAGTATCAATGTAATCAGCACCTGTAGATGGTGTACCAGTAACATTGCCGTAATCAACAGACGTGAAGACAACAATCGAGGTCTCGTTATAATCCCAAGTTGCAGATTCCGCAGCACCGTTGAGGGTGAATAGAGAACCACCGCCAATGAAAGGTCTTGTTCTAGCGTATGCGCTAGATCCAGATACACTGAATAGACCGATAGTAGACTCAACAACAGCAACTGCTTCTGCTGCTCCACCAACTGCGAATAGAGAACCAGAACCAATCTGAGCAAATGCAGGTTCGTATTTAACGTCACCAGACTGTTCTTGTGTTGCTTCATCTCCAACCTCAGGAACAAGTCCTGTTTCTGGAGTAACATAATCTGGGTTGATAAACAGTAGAAGATCAATATCTTCCTGAGTGAGTGATGCTCTCTGATAACCGAACGTAAAGACTGGTCCAGTTCCACCATCGTAAGCATCAACTGTCTGATTATAAAGAATCGTGTTATAATCTTCCTCTCCCTCGCTGAGAGGTTCTGCAACCAGACCATTTGTAAAGTGATCGGTAAGATAATTTGTAGGAGCAGTGATGCTACCGTAGTCATCGCTAGTGAAGATGACTTGATCACCATAATCGAAGGTGACTTTCTCGACTCCGCCACCGACAGAGAACAAGGAACCTGTAACTGGAGGTGCATTCCAGCAGAATCTGTAAGTATTACCAATACCTGCGGCAGAGGTAAAGAGTCTGAAGAGACCTGTAAATTCTTCATCAAAGGCGACTGTCTCTGCTGCACCAGATGCTGTGAATAGAGAACCACTGCCGATGAAAGGTCTTGTTCTTGGAGTCTGACCGACACCAGTAAGATCAATAAGACCAGTAGCAGCATTAACGGTCGAAGTATGAATAACTGTACCGTTGTTCTGAATACCCGCTGTAAGTGGGTTAGTAATACTGCCGTAATCAACAATCGATCCAGTAGCAGTAATGAGACCTTGATCGTCTGTGCTAAACGTGACGATTGTGGTATCGTTGTAGTCGAAGGTAACCTTCTCAACTCCACCATTAAAGGTGAATAGAGATCCAGAACCAACCCAATCATTAGTTACTCTGAATACACTAGATCCAGATACGCTGAATAGACCAATCGATTCTTCGGCAAATCCTGCCTTCTCTATTAGAGCCTGACCAGAGAATGTGGAGATAGATCCAGATCCAATGTAATCGTTGGACTTGGAGAATGTAGTTGTACTACCAACTGCAAGAACTCCAGTAACAGGATATACTGTAGAAGTATGAATAACTGTTCCGTTATTCTGGATTCCTGCTGTAAGTGGGTCTGTAATAGATCCATTGTCTGCAGTTGTTTGTACTGCATTGGTAATGAGATCGTTATCTTCGCTGCTGAAGGTAACAATAGAGGATTCGTTGTAATCCCAGGTTGCGGATTCTGCACAACCACCAATAGAGAATAGTCCGCCTGTAACTGGAGGTGCATTCCAGCAGAATCTATAAGTGTTACCAATACCTGCTGCAGATGTGAATAGTCTGAATAGACCAGTTGCTTCTTCTGCAACCCCAGCAACTTCGACTGCTCCGCCGATCGCGAATAGAGAACCAGAACCAATCTGTGCAAAGACTGGGATATATTTTACATCACCAGATTCTTCCTGGGTTTGTTCAACACCGACAACAGGAACAAGACCTGTCTCAGGAGTAACATAATCTGGGTTGATGAATAGTTTGTCGTCGATCTCTGTTTGAGTCCAAGATGGTCTCGTGTAAGAGAACGTGACTCCACCTGTAGTACCTTCTACAGTTTGACTGTAGATAATAGTTCCAAGATCGTCTATTCCTTCTGTTAGCGGATCGACAATCGATCCGTTGTCTGCTGTTGTTGTAGTTGCGCTGCTGATAAGACCATTATCAACAGGTGTACTATAGGTAACAATAGAGGATAGGTTGTAGTCAAATGTGACTTTCTCAACTCCACCACCAACAGAGAAGAGAGATCCGCCCATGATCTCACGGAAGACAGATTTCTCGATACCATGACCAGATAGGGTAGCGATGAGTGTGTTATCAGGATCATCGAATGTTGCTGCTTCGACTGCACCACCAAAGGAGAATAGAGAACCACCAAAGACTTCTCTGACGACATTCTTCTCGGTAGATGTGTTGCTGAATGTATAAGTTCCAGTAACAGCGTTGACGGTAGAAGTATGGATAACTGTACCGTGATTAGCAATACCTGCTGTAAGTGGATTGGTGATGCTACCATAATCAACAATAGATCCAGTAGCAGTAATAAGACCTTGATCGTCTGTTGTGAATGTGACGACAGTTGTCTCGTTATAATCAAACGTTGCAGACTCTGCACAACCATTGAGTGTGAATAGAGATCCAGAAGCAACATAATCTACTACCGCACGGAATGTTGTAGATCCAGATACACTGAATAGACCTGTAGTTTCTTCGGAAACAGAAACTGCTTCTGCTGCACCACCGATAGCAAACAGACTACCTTCACCAACCTGTCCAAAGATTGGGATGTAAGAAACATCGCCAGATTCTTCTTGTGTTTGCTCAACACCAACGACAGGAACAAGACCTGTTTCTGGAGTAACATAATCTGGGTTGATGAATAGTTTTTCATCAATCTCTTCTTGTGTCCAGAGAGATCTGGTAAGACTCCAAGTAAGTCCACCAGTAGTACCATATGCATCTTGAGTGAATACAATATGGTCAAAGTCAACCGCACCCTGAGGAATGCCTTCGGTTGTAGAACCAAAGTCCTCATTTGTGGAAGCAGAATTTGTAACGAGATCTCTATCTTCGGTCGTGAAGAGATTGATAGAAGATAGATTATAATCAAATGTGACTTTCTCAACTCCACCACCGACACTGAATAGAGATCCAGAGAATACTTCACGGAAGATAGACTTCTCAATACCATGACCAGAGAAAGATACTAGAGCAGTAGTTTCTGGTGGGTTAGAGCTGACTGCTTCTGCAGCACCGCTAGCAGAGAATAGTGAACCAGATGCAATGAAAGGTCTAACACGAGCATATGTGTTACCTTGTGCATCAGGACCATTAGCAAAGGTTGCTGGTCCGAATGGAGTTGCTGGTCCAAGATGATTGATGTAGTACCAGTTCTCTTCACCACCTGACTGTATCTCGGTGATGAGACCGATGTCTTCGGTTGATGTTGTAGTAAACCCTGCACCATAATCCTCTGTAGAGTATGGTAGAGTAGAAGAAATATTGTAGTGGAATGTTGCCGCTTCGACAACACCACCAAATCCAAATAGAGATCCAGAACCAACCCAATCATTAGTGACTCTGAATACGCTAGATCCAGATACAAGGAAGAGACCAAAATCAGGAACATGTTGCGTAGAAGATTCTTCTTGAATAGCAACTGCTTCTGATACACCACTAAGTGCAAACAGAGAACCAGAACCTGTTTGTCCGAATGTAGGTTTATATCTTTCAGATACTTCACCACCAAGTCCATTATTAAATCCAGTACCAATCCATTCATACCTATTGATAGGCATATCAGGAATATCTGTAGCAGTAGTTCTAGTCTGGTAACGTAAACCAGTTTCTTTACGCTCACCTAATGTAAACTTACCTCTAGCTGCTTCTACTGTTTGTATATCGTGGACATTTCTACGTGTCTGTCCAAATGCTATGGAACCGTAATCTTCCTCTCCCTCGCTGAAAGGTTCTGTAATGCTGCCGCCATCTGGAGTCGGAAAATAAAGAGCTTGACCCAGAAGTGCTTTTTGGTTTTGTATATAACCCTCATGTAAGGGTTCTATAGTTCCATAATCATCATCTGATAATAGTAGATCAGAATCGGTATTATAAGTTGCGTTAAATGTTTCTACCGCCGCACCATCAAATGTTGCTCCACCTGAACCCAACCAGAATGCGGAACTGCGTTCCATACCATCAGATATCTCGAATATGGTTCCTGAACCAATCCAGATACGTTTAAGTGACTGTCCAGCGATACCAGACGCTGCAATATTACCAGAACCAAGATAACTCGTTCTAGCAAACGCTTCGTTTGCTGTAGAGGTCATAGACGCAACAGCGCCCATAGGTGAAATACTTTGATTTACAATCTCTCCTCTATCTCCATCAATATCACTTTCTGCTAGAGGAGTGTTTGGTATTAAATTTGTTGATGATGATGTGATGTCTCCGTAATCTGCTGTAGTTCCAGACGCAGAAATATCACCTAAGTTTTCTGTCTCAAACGTTAGGTATAATGCGTTATTCGTATCAGCGTATACGTAGTTCGCCATACAGTATCAAAAAAATAGGGGGACTATAAAGAAGTCCCCCAAATGATTATGATATAAAGTAGAGTCAAATATCAGTCGAGGCTGATGTTCAAGGTAACTTTGATTTGGTCACCGTTGTTCTGAATTGGGTATGGACCATTGGTGAATCTTTCAGCGAACATGATGCTGCTATAAAGAGTCAGGTTACCAGTGCCGTTAAGCGCAGGTGTGGTCTCGAATGTTGTGCCCGAAGGAACATCGAAGATTGTGTAGGTGTTCTCTGTGGTTGTGGTGTTAGAAGTACCACGAGCGATGTAGATAACGTCGCCTTTCTGTAGACCGTGTGCAGAGGATGTAGTAACTGTAGTGTAGTCCAGGTTGATCGTAGGATCGGTTGCTGCCTGAATGTTATCAGTCAGAAGAACTGCTACGTTAGATGCATCACAGAGGTAAATTCTGCGAGCTGCGCGGTCGATACCACCAACAAACACACCAGACGCTGCAATTGCTGCAGTTGTCGCTGCACTGACTTGCATACCAAGAGTAACATTGTCCATGATGCTAGCAGTGTTAGGCAAGGTGATGTAATCTTGTCCGATAACACCAATACATGGAGAACCAGAACTACCTTTGTTGATAGTTGCAGCAGCAGCACCAGAAGCAGCATCAACAACGCCATGAATTGCAACAGGCATGTTGTTTGCTCTTACAATGTAGTAACCGTAGATGTTACCAGCAGCACCAGAGAAAGTAAACGTCTGCTCAGGATAAGTAGCAGTAGTTACAACGTTAGCAGAGGAGTCTTGGTTGATTTTCCATTGGGCACCATTTAGGAGAATACCATACTGATCTGTGTAGTCGTAGCGAGACTCTGTTCTATTGTTAATAGCTAGAGGATAGCCAGTTGTACCAGAAGTACCGTATGTGTTGGTATTACCATTGGCATATGGTTCATAGTATGCTGTGGTGGAAGGTACATCACCTTCAGCAGGGGTAGTGTCGCTGCTGTACAGCTTAAGGATTAGATCTCTAGGAGCATTGTCCTCACGATCTAGAACATGATTGTTGTTATTGATTAGATAACGAAGCGACTCAAGTTCGCCAATATTAGGTACTAGCAGTGCCATTTAACTTAACTCCAAAATTGTTGTGTGCTTGCTTACGTTTATTTATAAATCTTTCAACCGTAAATTATTTATCATAACAAGACTTTCAAACCAACCATGAATCTTCTGATGCTGGTTACGCCTTGTACTTTGAATCTGAGGATATCTCCCGCGACCAAAGTTTTATCCCATACGGTTAGGTTATCGTTGTTTCCTTTCATGGTTCCTTGGGCGATAGTCGGATAATCCGTGCTAACGATTGAAGAAAATCCATTAGGATAGTCATTATAACTGCATTTCTCGATGTCTACTCTAAGAAATCCATTTACATCACCAACGATAGTCCATGTATCAATTTGTCCTGTAACATCTAGGGTTAGTTCACCTTTGATTCCAGCAGTCATATCCTGAGATCCACTACTATGAACAAAATTGATTGTTCTAGTTAGATCTGCAGTTGTTGCTAAAGCAACAATAAAAACTTTATCTCCTACAGAAGGAGGGGTAGTAAAAGCAATCTGACTGTTGCTGACTGAGTAGTCAACACCTGGGTGTTGAACCAAACCATTTACAGAAACAATAATTTGACTAGAGTCAGTTGGAACGTAAAGCTCGTTGTTATTTGTTAAATTAAATACAGTTTGAGAATTGTTGAACTGACTGGTAAAGTCATCCAGAACAATATTATTATTCTGCAGATATTTTGCAGGTATATCATAAGTAACTCCAACCGCATACTTTTTCTGCGCTGGAGCAATTACATTGTAATTGGAATTCTGTACACTAACGTTATACGTAGGCATCAGGATACTCCTGGTGTTACTTCGATTATACCTTCAATGACTCTTGACTTAGTTCCAGATGGAGCAGTCAGGAGAATATCATAGACATATCTTCGGGCTTCTAGTGCTGCTGTTGTTGCGTTTGCTAGCGAAATTGATAAAGCACCATTGTATCTATCTGGATAACCAACAACAAAGTCAGTTGCAGTAGATGACGAATAGCTTCTTCTTAACTTGGCAACAGCGGTATATCCAGTGAGATTGAGTGGGGTAGTATTTGCTTCGTTCTGAATATTGAACGTCGCAGAGAAATCTGTACCCTTCTCACAAATCAAATTAATTGGTATTGCCGCCATCAGACTAAAAGAAAACCCCTCACTATTTAGCGAGGGGGATATTGTTTACGTTCTTCTTTAATTTTATCTAGTTCTGCTTGCAAGAAATGCAACCTAGCATCTCCTTTAATAGCAAGGGGTTTGACTAAATTCCAATCTAAAACATAGTACGAACCTTTTGTGTGACCTTGATCTAGAAGTTTCATGATTCTATGTCTCCCATCTAACATACGATACTTATTATCATATGGATTGGGAGCGTTATATGCAACTATACCAGGGTAACTAGGATCACATTTATGATAAAGAATACTTCCACAACAGTAACAATTGTCTCCTGTTTTCCATGGGTGGAGGTGTTTTCCTTTCCAAGCAATGTCTTTTAGATCAATAGTTTTGAGATTACTCTCATTACATAGATCTAATAAATCTTCGATCTTAATGAAAGAAGGGCACCAATCATTAGAGATCATCCAGTTGCCTTCTACATCTGTCCATGATGCTTTATGACTGTGCCCTTCGTACCAACTCACTCAGCAGCTACTGCTTCTGGAGCAGCTTCTTCTGCTGG